GGATGGAGTAAGTCTTTCCGGATCGTGTTCCTCCTTGGTGGACTTGAATCTTTGCCTTGCATTCTTTGACGTGGTAATATGTCGCGGGGAGTTTACTCATCCAACCACGAGAGCGGCTTCTTCTCTGTTACCTCTATCTCTTGCCGTTCGATATATCCGCGCTTCTTGCCTTTGGTCTTCAGGAAGAAGATAGTCGCGGCGGGGTTGCCTTCCTTTACGAGCTTGTAGAGGTGGCTCTCTGCGAAGTCGAGAACGCCGTCTTGAATGGAGTCGACCGCTTTCTTGTATTCGGGGTCTGCCTTCATCCAAGCGTAATGAGTCGAGCGGTCAATCCCAACCATCTTCGCGGCTGTTGATACGATACCCAAAGACTTCTCGAGAGCTTCGAGCATCAAGCCTTTTTTGGTGTTGGATGTGTTGATTTTTACTGCTTCCATTTTTTTAAAATATGAAGGGGGTCATCACCAACCCCCCCCCTCTTTTCAATAAGGCTTATCTATATACAAAGAACGTTTGGTGATTTATAGATTTTCTTTAGTTGCTTTCTTACCTGTGAAGTCCTCCCATCGCTTAACGATGACATCGCAATACTTCGGATCAAGTTCCATCCCGTAACATTTGCGCCTTGTCTTCTCTGCTCCAATTAGCGTAGATCCAGAACCGAGAAAAGGTTCAACAACAACTTCTCCGTATGGGCAACTGCTATTCATCACACGTTCCATCATCTCGACGGGTTTGGGTGTTGCGTGTCCGTGTCGTTCTTCTCCGTGTACTCTTGAGAACTCCCAAACATCTCGCATAACGTCGTGACCGTTATTAAAAAAACTCCGCATCGCGGAATGTTTCTCGCCAATGATACCCCGAATCTTTCCTCGTAACCCATCCCATTCACGTTTAAGTTCCGACCAAGGTTTGGTGAAAGCGTCGGTGTGTTCTTGAAGTTTGAGGTAATGCTTCTCTCCGATAAGTTGAAACTGCGATTCGGTAAACCAGTGCGAGAACATTTGCACCCCGGTTAACTCTTGCACTTGCTTTTTATCAAGTCCCGACTTTTCAAGTTCTGTTTGTTGATACGTCAAAAGTCCTCTATGCTCTTCGGGGAAATCTTCTGCGTTTAAATTTCCGATGAACTGTTGCCCAATTTGAATATACAAACAACGCTCCGATGCTTCCGGGTATTGGTGCATTAGGTCGGATTTCATTCCCGGTATCGCTTTCTTATCCCATACGATTTCGTTGCGAACTTCTATCTTCTCCGTTTCTGCAAGTCCTCCTTTGTACCAAAGCCTCCAAAGATCCGGAGCGTTTCCCCAAATATATGCTGAGGCGTTATCCTTTGAATGCTTGCGAAATGCATTCCACCAATCCATCTGGAACTTGTCGAGCTTTTCGCGGTACAGGTTATCGTTAAGCACCCCGTCTTTCTCTTTGCCCATTCCGTAAGGTGGGTCTGCGTGAATGAGTGTCGCCTTCTCTCCGTTCATTAGCTTATCAACGTCCTCCGCCTTGGTCGAGTCCCCACAAAGCAAACGATGCTCTCCCAAGATATACAAGTCTCCGAGCTTGGTCTTCGGCTCTTCCGGTGCTTCGGGTACTTCGTCGGGATCCGTGAGGCCTTCGGTCGGTTCTTCTTCGGGTTGCCATACATCGAGACCCCATTCTTCGAGTTGGGTTGCGTCCCATTCGTTTGCGAGGATATCCCAATCCCATTCTCCGAATCCTACGTTATCCTTTACGATAAATTCATTCGCCTTGCTCTCTTCCCATGAGGCTACGTAGACGGGTGCTTCTTTGAGTCCTGCGGCCTTGCAAGCCTTGAGGCGCATATTCCCACCGAGAACGATATTCTCTGGGTTTACGACTATGGGACGCGCTTCGAGCATCTCCGGGAATTCCTTGATGCTAGTTACTAGCTTTTGGAATTTGTCGTCTTTAATTATCCGAGGGTTGTTCGGGTTCTCCTGAAGCTCCGAGAGATTCATGAGCTTGAACGATGACGGCTTCGAGGGTGTGGAGGAATTCGGCATTATGTACGGCTAAGGTTAAGAGGAGGGTTGCGGGATCTTGTCCGACATGCAAGCGGACGACTTCGGCGTTCTCCGTTATGAGGAGGTAGTTCTTTGCGTGGAGGAGGGCTTTACGTGCATTTCTCATGGGTGCAATATACGGCCTTCGACGTCCATCGCAATCGTTTCGAGCCAGTCGCGATCGTAGTAATTCATATGGGGGAGCCTACGGTGTAGGACTTTCATCCCTCCGTAACTAACGGTTTCGAATTGTTCTTTGTGGGGTTGCTTCATGTATTCGCGAATATTCTTCGCTATCTCTTCCCGCTCTTCTTTGGTGTAGCTCATTCTTTTATCGTTTGCTGGTAGATTAATTCACAGGCGCGAATGCGCTCTTCGGGATCCTCGTAATCTCGTTTTGCTATAACGCAATTGACGCAACGATTCATGAAGAGGTAGCGGTTCTCGCTTTTATTTGGTTTCGGGAGGGGCATCTTTTAAAAGGGCTTTGAGTTGGTTAAACATCCGCCTATTACAACTCGAACAAGACGAAGGAGAGGTATTCGTTCCCGTGGCCTTGGAATAAATACGGGCGAGGTCTCCGTTGGTTGCTTTGTTGGGGTTGTCCAGGAGCTTGCGGATTTCTGCGAGGTCGCTTTCTTTTATCTCTGCTCCCCATTTTCCTAAAGGGCAAGAAGAGACTTTGAGGCGCGCTTTCGTGGGCATATGGCAACCGCACAATTTCGAGTCCGTAAAGGCTTCGGTTACGAGGGGGCCACAACTCCTCGTCTTCTCGACGAAGTGTTCGCAACCTTGACAGACCGCGAGGCGATCATTCCTTTTCTGAGCGGTGACGAAGAACATCTTTTAGGATTTTTCGTGTAACGTGTAGTGAGCGATAAAGGGTAGATTCTCCAATCCCAGACCGTCGAGATACGTCAGCCATATTCCACCCTTGCAAGTACAGAGAGAAGACGGTTCGGTCAAACCAGCTGAGGCGGTCGAGGAGCAACTGCATCTGTTCTCGTTGTATGGCTTTTGCCCAATCGTTTTCGCTTGCTTGTTCTTGCGGTTCATTATCTGTTACGTGATAGAGTTGTTTAAACTTGCCCCGTGTGGCTTCGTTGTACATGGCTTTAATAAAGTACCCCAGCGCGTTTTCGGGGAAGTCTTTATCTATGCACCTGAGATAGACGTGATGTACAAGGTCGGAAGGGTTCTCCGTCCATCGTCGCCCGATGGTTCGAAGTTTTAAATAGTTCCTCGTTAGGAAGTTATTCCAGTCCTTTTTGTGCCTTGAGTTCATTTACTTTCGCCCGGTATATTTTACAAAGATCCTCAAGCTCGTGAACGCTGAAGCGTTTCGTTTCGTTGCTCAGCCTCACGAGGCGATCCGCTGTGCCTTCTCCGTGTTCTTCGTCGAGGCGTTTCGCGAATTCGTACTGCGCTCCCCCTTCGAATCCGTTGCAGGCCTTACATTGGAATTGAACGTTCAACTCACAAAAGCGGGTAGGCATCTTTTGCCGTACCATAAAATGACCAGCGTCTGCGCTTTTGTAATGGCGCAAGCGTCCGCAAGTAAAGCACTCTCCCCACCCTTCATCGTTGACCGCACGAAGCCGGATAAATTGGGAGAATATCTTATCGAGCTTCGCTTTCGCCTTTGCTACTCCCATTCGATATCGTATAAAGTACCCAGCAGAACTCCCTCAAGAATTTCATCTGCGTCTTCTGGTGTCAATTCGCTGATATTTAAGGGTTGTATCTTTACCTTAACGTAAGCCCCGTAAGGCCATTTATCCTCGACAATTAAGTCCACGTCTTGAATTGTGCAGTCGATTGCATTGAAGTCGTAAGTAGTTTCAAATTCTCCATCAACGTAGATGCATTTCTTGCCTATGAGTTTTTTGAAATCATTCATCCTTATCGTTTTTACCGGGTATTAAAAAAGGGTTGTTCTTTAATCGATAGGCCAGCTTCGCCGCTTCTGCATCGTATTTGGGAACGTTGGTTGGTTGATCCGTGCCCCTCGTGATTTCTTTGTTCATGCGCTCAAGGATAGGGGCGCGTTCTTCTTCGTGCTTGATTAAGCACTCGCGGAACTCTTGAATTTTGAGCCGCTCATAGAATTTACCGTAATGCCCTTGTTTCATGCGGTCGCAAACTAACCTTAATTCCTCAAGTTTAAAAACCGGGAACACGTCGAAGATAGTTTCTGCACAGAGGGCGAAGTCTTCGAAGCCGTTGAGGGTCTTCTTCGCGTCTATAAATTCCACCGTCTTTTTTATCATCTGCACGACCTCCGATCGTGTTTGCTCTGGAAAGTATCTGAGCGCGGTTCGAATATTCGTGCCTTCTTTCCATGCGGTTTCGCTAGTCGTTTTAAATAGTCCCGTGCTTGAGATAGTTTTCAAGCTGGTCTCTACTTGGTGCTTTCGTTGTTGTAGTTCGTTGTTCATCGTTGTTTCGTTTAATCCAATTGCGGGCGGCCGCCTCCCAATTCTTCATCTTGGATTTGCCGACCATCCAGCCTTTGGATTCGTAAAAGTTATGAAATTTCTCTCCTTCGTCGGTACTGCTTCCTGCCTTTTCGAATTTATCCATGCATTCTTCAATACTTGGAGGGGAAAATCTGCTTCTCTTTAGTTGTTCTTTATTCTTCTCTATAGTTACATCTATAGTATGCGCAACTGTAGTTGCTTCTAGTTGCAACTGTGGTTGCTTCTTTTGCAACGATTGTTGCTTCTTTTGCAACTGTAGTTGCTTGTTCCTATCGTTGCTTGTTCCAATCGTTGCTTCTATGATAACCGTCATCTTTCTTTTGTGACCGTATCCTTCGCAAGCCAAGTAATGAGTCTCGCACAAATCCTTCCGCATTTTACGGATGTATTGAGGAGTGCAAACCAATGTCTCCGCGAGGTACTCGTCCCCGGCCCAGCAAGAACCGTCCTTGTGACTCAGGGAATGAATCTTAGCAAGGAGGATTCGTTGCATGGGTGAGAGGTCGGCGAGTTCCCATATCTCGAACGGGATCCATATACCTTTGTTTTCGTTGTTGTCCATCGGCTAAAAGTAAAAAAAAGGGGGTTATTCCACCCCCTCTCTTTCAAAAATCATTACTTCTTCCACGATCTCGGCGTAGGTAGCTCCGCACGTTTCGGATATCTCCGGTAGGTGCTTCAGCATATTTCTCCCGCCGTTATCGCACCAGTTCCGAACGGTGTTCGAGGTGACCCCGATAATTCGAGAGGCTTTTTCTACGGAATCGTAGTTCCGGATTAGGAATAATTTGATGTTATTCATAGCGTTCGTATTTGATAGCTCCCCACAAGAAGGAACGAGAAACCTTCACTCGCTTATTTAGAGGGGCCTTCCTTGCATTATCTCCGTCTTCGGTAGGGGTTACCCTATCTGGCGTGTTTTGGCTTTGTTTTTTGCACTCAAATGCGATTACGTTATGTACAAGTTGACGACTGCATTCGTACTTCTTCGCAATCGTTGACACTTTTGCCTTCGGATGCTTGCGCAGATATGCGCGAATTTTTGCGCTTTTGCTCATAGCTTCGAGATTAAAGTGTTTCGAATGCTTAACAAGAACTCAGCGGCTTCGAGAATCTTTTCAGGATCGCTCTCTTGCGTAATAGCGTGACCGATTGCCCAGCTTGCGTCGATACGCTTCTGGATGTCAGGGCTGTTCTTTTGGCCTCCTTGCCCGAAGCCCGGCTTCGTGAGCCGCATACGGTCGCCCCACTTAGACGGAGTGACTTCGAACTCTACTTCGTCGCCTACGCTCCATCGGTTTTCACTCTTTGCGGATACCTCTCCGCTTTCTCCGGATTCGAGTTGAACTTCGAATTTGTACATCAAGCCGTTTTGGCTATCATAGGTGCCATTCGGTTGAATGGTCTTGATTTTAGACTGTCCCATTTTTTTGGTTTTAGGGGTTGAAATTCTCTTTGTATGATCTCGCCCATTCCGTTTGATTGAAATTGGGGAGGTCGATAGGTCTTAAAAGGTTGGCGCGAAGTTGCAAAAATATTTCGCTCCAGCGTTCTTCGGTCGGCTCTCCTGACAAGATTTCGTCTTCGAGTCCTCCGTCGTCATCGCGTAGCGAAGAGTTCCTAAGGAGTTCGAGAGCGTCGGTTTTCATTTGCTCAAAGTCCGGGCTTTCACTATCGCCGTCTTGAATTGCTTCCATGCTTTGTCGAATTCTGCATCTTCATCGCGGAGGCTTTGCGCCCATTCGTTGAATGAAGAAGCGGGGTTAACGTTCACGCTACTTTGTACGCATACGGGCTTTGCCCATTGCTTTTCTTTTAAATTCTGCATTTATGTATCTGTTTAGGTTAATGATCGCGGAGTCAACTTCAAAGCGGAGGCGGTCGATATCCTCCCCTTTAAATTCTTCTTGTGCCCAGTCCCAATACTTCAGGACGTCTTCTTTTATCTCGTTCATTGCTTCAAGAGTTCTTCTTCGATTTCCTCCTCGATCCGCTTGAATTGGAAGTCTAAATAAGCGGGGTTCACTTCGGTTACGTCAATAACTGACTCGCCGCTTCTGAGCCATATTCGTTGAATTTCGAATGTCGAAGGGCTGGGAGGGGTGTCATATGTTCCCTCTTCTCCGTATTGGATTGAATACTCTACTTCGAGGTAGACGTTGCAATCGATTTGGATTTCGTGCTGTTCCATTTGTTTGTTGTTCATGTGGCTAAACTACAAATAAATTTTAGTTATCCAAAATTTTCTTTAGTTTTTATGCAAAAAAAGAGGGAAGCCGCGTTCGGCCTCCCCCTCATTGAACAACAAACGTAAACAGATAGATAACTATCAACCGGGAAGATACGTCATTTCTGAGAGCTTCCGAAATAGTAGTTGACGACTTGCCCCACGAGAGTCCCCTCCGCAAATCCGAGGATGTGAAAAAAGATTTCTTTGTCTTCGACCCCTGACTTTGCCCATGCTACGAGGACGATCCCGATGCTCATGGCCGCAATGCCAACGAACATCTGCATATAGTCGCGCTTTCCAAGTGCCTTCGTAACTTCTACCTCTCGATTTCTTGCGCTGGCTCTGTCTGCGTTGGCAAGTTCGAGAAGCAAGACCCGCGCCTTTTCTTTCTCTTCCTCGCTTTCCGTACTCTTGTCAATGAGTACCCCCAAGGCTTTGAGCAGTTCCCCACCTGGCACGAGTTCCCCAATCGCTTCGAGTACGTCGGGGCTTTTATCCCTGAACCATTTACCGAGCTTTGTTTCTTTTAGTTTCATGAGTACATGGTTGAAATGCGTTCGTCGATACCGTAATCTAAAAGAACGCGAGAACCCCTATACTCGCCCCAATTTTCCAGACGGTACAAGTCACAGTTAGTAATATCAAAAGCGGGGATACTAGCCTTGATGATGGCAACAAGTTGCGGAGGTATTTCGTCGGTAGGTGCGATTCTACGCATACAAACGAACCCACCAAACGACCAAAGGAGCGGAGCGAGATAGCCGCTTGTTTTGTGGTTTTCCCAGACCTTCCCCTCGTTTACTCCTTGCAACCATCCCCGGCGGTCTAATGGGATTTTGTAGGCTTTGGTTTTAGTTAGAATGACGAGGCGCGTAGATATCTTGATTTTCATAAGTCCATAAGCACGTTGAAAGCGGTATGCCCGCCGATGATTACCCCGCACCCTATCGCTTGCTTTTTAAAGTGCTTCGCGTATGCCGCCGAATAGCTGTCACGATCTAGCCCGCACCCTACCTGCATTCCGAAAATCTTAAAGTTATTTCCGACCATCCATTCTGCGTACGCTTGCGTATGAATATGACCTTGAACGGTTGATTGCATATCGTTCTTGGCTTTGGTTCTTGCCGTGCCTCCTTCGCCGTGGACGTATTGCACGCCGTCATACTCAATGCGCTCGACCCAATTCCACGAAGTGCCGAGAACTTCGTTATAGTCGCGTATCCATTCACGAGGGACGGACGAAGAGAAGGCCTTTCTCATAATGA